GTGTCATTCAACGCAGCGGCTTGGACCTGCTTGTGACGCCTGACCTCGCGTTCGAGGGCGCGGAGTCGTTGGGTGTTCTTGTAGTTCTGCTCGTCTTGCGCGGTCCACTGGTTCGTTTTCAGGACGGTGAATCCGGGCAGATAGCTTGTTAGGACGTGTTTACAATTTGGATGAAACAGGCCCGCGGCCATGGCGTCCTCAATGGAAGCCGAGACGGTGAACGTGTTCCCGTCCTCCGTTACCTCGCCCGGGTTGTCGGCCAGCACCTTGCCCTCCCATGGGGCACACAGCGGGCACGGGCGGCCTGTGGTGGAGATCGTGAAGTAGTTGATGCCCGCTTGTGTCAGTCGCTCCCTGTGCGAGGCGTTGTAAGCCCGCTGCGTGGCGGTCCTGGTTGCCATCTCCACGTAGGTGGCGAGGTTCCATTCACGGCCCGCGGAGTCCGTGAACCCGGTGATGCCGCGTGAAGTCAACTCGCGCCATGCCTGGGCTTGCGCCTCAGCCGGGGTCGCCTTCGACAACACGCCGTGGATGACATCGAGTGCGGGGTTGATCTGCACCAGCGCGCCCGCCGTGGTTGCCGCCCTGTAGGCGTCGTCCGCGTAACGGGTGATGCGTTGCGCCGCGGCCCCAAGCCTCATGGCAAGGTCTTGGGCCATGGCCGCTGATGCGGTCACGTTGTGCGGCAGGATCTCCGAGATAGGCGAGGCTGCGAAGTTCTCGGCCCTGCGTTCCAACGCCCGTATCTCGCGGGCAGCCGAAGCGTTGCCGTTACGTGACGCCACGTCCACAGCCTGTGATGCAAGCGAACGCACGCGCCCCAACACCTGCGAGGCAACCTCGGACGCCAACGCCCGCAACCGACCACGCAAGGACGGTGCGAGTGCCGGGTTAGCAATGGCGGCCTTGACCAGCGCCGCCGAACCAGTGACGACACGCTGCTCACCAGCCGCGTACACCACCAAAACCGACGCCGCCACAGCATCAACCGTTACCGGCAGACCCACCGCCTGTGTCTGCTGGGGTTCCGCCATCAGTCAGGTTCCCATCACTCGGGTGCATGAACGGGTCAGGGAACGTTGGTTGCTCGGCAACAATCCGGGCAACCTCGGCATCCACCTGCTCTTGATCCCAGTCAGGGTGGACGATCTGCACCAATGTCGCACGGGACGCCGCCTCAGCGGCTTTGAGAAGCTGCGCCGTCTGCGCCAGCGATGTCATGGAGTCCTGTACCGCATCAGCGAACGACACCTTCACCGGGACAGCCGTGACCCCCGTGTTGAACAGCACCGCGTCCATGGCAACAGCCTTGAATATGATGCCTTCCAGTGCGGGGCTGATGGCCCGTATTTTCCGGTCCCTGGTCAGGTAGGAGCGGCGTTCCTTCGCTGTCACCTCAGTGGCCGTCTGCTCGCCCCTGCCGTTGTCCTTTTCCCCGAAGGTTTGGGATGAGTACCCGGCGGTGCGGATGATCTGCTCAAACAGGGCTGCTGCGGCGTTGAGGTGGTCTTGTACCCGGATCGCGAACTGAACCTGCTCAATGGCGAGCTTCGAATCAGCAGCAGACCCAGGGGCCGCGTTGATGCCGGTGAAGAGTGCCTTGTCCGTGTCGAACGTCGCACCCTTGCCCGGGCCAAGGTCCGTGAGCATCGCCTGGGGCACAATCAGGCGTGCCTTGCCCAGTTCAATGTCGCGCATCAGGGACGAGTAGACCCTGTCCATGGCGTCCATGAGCGGTTCGATGCCGTCAAGGTCGCTGCGGCCAAGGTTCGCGCCGGCAGGGTCAAGACGCCAACGCCGGTTTGGGGTGACGTTCGGTGCGTACTCCACGGCGAGGCCGGGGGTTTGGGTGCTGATCTGCGACTTGGGATCCACCATGACGGCCAGATGCTTGGTCGCTTCGTGATCATCCAAGGGGATGCGCACACCGATATCGGTTACGGAACCCTCAAACAGGCCATGCTCGATCACGCCCACACCGAACGAGTCAAGTGAGTGGCGTTCAAGGTGCCGCCAATACCGGCTGCCATCGAGTCCGACGACCTGCCAGAACGTGACTGCTACGAGTTTCCCGTACCGGAACGTCGGGATAGCACCGTCAGCGTCCACCTTCGTGATGAACACGTGATCGTAGAGGGTGTCATCCCATGTTGCGCGCAGGTACACGCCGCCCAAAGCGGCGGACACCTCGGCGGCGGCCACGAGGGTCTGGTCCAGTCGTGCCCCGGTGATCAGGTCAATGCGTTCCTGGGCTTTGAGGTTCTTACCCTTGGGGTCATCGACCGTGAACTTCGGCGGCTCGCTGAAGAGCAGGTCAGCGGACACTTGGCAGAGGTCTGAGGCGATGGGCACGTGCAGTTTCATGACCCCGGCGTCACCGTCGGACTCTTTCGGGGTCCAGAACCAGTCAGCGAGACGGTTCAGGAACCCTTGCCGGAAGTACGGTGCACGGGTCTGCGTCTGGTAGGCGATGCCCAGTGTTGCGGGGTCGTTCGCGTACCACGCGGACCAGATGTTGAACGAGTCGAACACGGTACGGAGTTCTTTGGGAGGCCAGACAGAGCCATTCACGGGCAAAGCCAAAACGGCCTCCTAAGTTGCTTGTTGAATCGGATAGTTCAGGTAGGGTCGCCAGTTCGTTTCCGTGGACGTGACGACGTAGCGCAGACCGTCAACGGAGTGGTCGTTGACTTTGAGGGGCTTGTCCTCGCCCTTCTCCGTGGCCTTCGGATCCCATGCGTATTCCGGCATCTCAGCTACGAGGCCTTTGCATTGGTCGGTGACCCGGAGCCGGTCGGAGTCGATCACCGAGGCGACGGTTTGGATGCCGTACAGCACTTCATTGTTCGCCGGAAAAGCGTTCAGGATCCCCTGTGACGCCATCTCCACGCGCAAGGAAGCTGCGGACGGGTCGTGGATCAGCCACTCAGGCTGCGGACGTGTGACGTCCGGAAGTTCGATCGTTCCGAGCCAGTCCGTGATGCCTTTGACGATGGCCGCGTTGGTGAGCTGCGGTTG